TTAGCGTCGTAGAGGTTGATCGTGTTCTCGGTCTTGGTCATCTGGGTCCCCCTTGGGATCTGTCCGTCCGGCTGGCTGCCGGTAAGACCAGTTTACAGCGTGACCGATCGCTTGTAAACCCCCCTAACATGCTGGTAGGCGGCCCCTAGGTCAAGGTTTCTTGGAGAGGAGATCGACCTGCTTCTGCTTCAGACCGATCAGGTTCGCCACCGGATCCGGCTCAGGCTGCGGGGTCGCCGCGTTGATCGCGTCGATCAGGCGTGCAGCCTTGTCGGGATCGACCGTGTCGTTCTCTGCGAGAGCGTCCAGCACCTCGTTCAGTTCGTCCAAATCCATGCCGGTGCGCTCCGCAAGGTGGTTCAGCGTGCGGACGGACGCCTGCGTCTGCTCGTAGGCGGGGAAGCCGGTCACGACCGAAACCTCGTGAAGGACGATCTCCCGCAGTTCACGCTCGCGACCGTCGTCCGACCACTTGTCACCGCCACGGGGAACGGTGAAGCCGAAACTCATGCGATCGACCACACCGGCACGCATTAGCGCACGCAGGTCGGAGGCGTAGGTCGTGTCGGGGAGTTCGGCCTGCACGCGCAGCCCGCGATCGTCCTCGGAAAGGGTCAGGGTGCCGGAACGCTTGGATGCGAGGACAAGATCAGAGTTGTGGTTCACATAAAGACGCACATCGCGCTTGCGGTTGGCGAGCGTCTTGGAGAACGCGCCGGGTGCGATCCGCTCCGTGAACGGCAGAGGCTGGGACGGCGAGTTGAACATGGCGGCGTACCCGACGAAAGTGTTGCCGTCGCCTTCCGCTCGGAGCTCCACGACGGTGGAACGAAACTCCACGCCGGAACCCTCGTTGCGTGCCTTGACCGGCGTCGCCGTCATGCCCATGCTCCTGTCGTCCTTGATCTGTTGCGCCTTGCGTGCGAACCAAGAGGTCGCAGCATCGTACCCCGAACCGGTCGGGATACCCCACAGCAGGTGGGCGACCGCGCCGGGTGTCGGGTATCCGTCCTGCCCGGGCCGCGCACCTGAAGCCTGCAGGTCAACCTTGTGCCGTGCGGCCCACGCGTTCGCACGGATCACCTTGTCCTCGGAGATCTCCCCGCGTGCCATTGCGGACGCCTCGCGGATCGTGCGCGGAACAACACCGGAACCAGACTTCCCTTCGCGGTGATACTCCAGACCTTGTGACGCGGCGTCGCGGATCACCTTCGGAAGCGTGAGGTCAACCTCCCGATCCTCTGACGGTTCGGGTAGCGGGTCGATCTTGGTCAGGGTGGAGAAACGATGTCCGACAAGCGTCTCCGTCTCCTCCCAGCCGTCCCGCACGCGACGGTAGATACGGATCAGTGCGGCAGGGTTGTCCGGCTCGGCGTTGATGGAGAACGAGGAGTCGGGAACACCCAGTGTCCCTTCACGCATTACATGTTCGATGCGTCCGCGTGCCGTGCCTCCAGAGGAACGCCAGCGAACAAAGTCACCCTCGTCCAGTTCGTCGGGAGCGGCGCGGGTTGACCGTTCGCCTTCGAAGGTGCTGCCCTCGGTCTGGGAGATCGCCAGCGCTTGGTCGATCGCAGCCTGCTTCGTGGAGTGGCAGCCCATAACCTCGCCGTCCTCCTTGATCGTCGCCCAGCCGTCGCACCCCTCGGCGTCATCCGTGATGTAGTACGGCATTAGCAAGACTTCCTGAAGGCGACATACGAGATGTCGTGGCCCGTCTTGGTGGACACAGCGTAAACCTTGTCCAGCGGGTTGAGGTCAAGACGAACACTCTCCTGCTTGATGAGTTGCATCCCCGTCGCCGTGGTCACGCCCGGGCCGCCGATGTAGACCTCATCCGTGTTGTCGTTGTTGTGGATCTGGAGCGCGAACGGCATAACGCAGGTCTCGGGGATCTCCGTCGCCGCCGTACCGACTGCGATCTTTCCGCTACTGAGAGGCATCGTTCACTCCTTCTGTGGCATCCTGCAACTGCACCGATGCGAGGCCGGTGTGCTCCAGCGCAGGGAGACCAACGACCTCCGCAGCCGACTCGGGCGTGAACCCTGCCGTGATCAGACTGTTGAGGATCTTGGCCTTGTGCTCCAGCGTGATCACCTGAGCGTCCGATGTAGGAACATTCTGCAGGGGTACACGAAGTTGGTCGCCGTCCTCGGCGTCGGGAAGGTCTTCCAGCCGGCGAACATCGTTCACGCTCATAAACCCTGCCAGCAGCGCTTTGGAGTACGCCTCCGTGCGTGTTGCGAGATCCGCACGAACAAGACTGTCAAGGTTGAACTTGATGAAAGACGCAGGGTTGTCCAGCAGCGTGGAGTACGCCTGTTCAAGGAGCTCCGCATACGGCTGGATCGTGTGCTGTGAGAAGAACAGCATCTGTTGTTCGACAGAGTTGTACGAGACGCTGCCGGAAGTCGTGACCCCCAACATGAAGGCAGGGATGCGGAACAGGCGGGCGATCTCCTCCACCGCGTAGTGGCGCTGGTCAAGAAGTTGCGACTGTGTGGGATCGACCGTGGTCTGCGTAAACTTCGCCCCTCCGTAAAGGACGGCGGGACGGTGGGCGCGACGCAGCCCCTTGTGACCGCCCTCCCAAGCGTCAACGATCTCCTTGGCCTGCTGCTGGGTGATCTCCCCGGGCCATTCGATCACGCCGCCCGCATACGCGCCGTTCCCAAAGAAGCGGGACGCATACTCGTCAAGTGCCATGCCCAGACCTACAGAGTCCTTAGCCTGTTCGATGCGTGACACGCCGCGCAGCGTGCCGGGCAGAAGCATCTCTGTGATGTGCAGCACCTCATCGCGGCTGAGGAACCGGTCGCCGTCAACCCGAAACCCGTTGTCAAGGACATCTACCTTGGTCGGGTTCAGAATGTCGATGTCAAGGATCTCGCCGCGCTCGTCACGGATCACATGAGCAAATATGTTCCCGTCCAGCAGGAGCGAGACAAGGTTCTGCTGCCAGAAGGTTGCACGCTGATACCGGACGGACGGACGCTCAACCCATGCGTCTCGGGGGCGCACAGGACGGCGTGCCCCGTCAACCCGAACGAACTGATCGACCGGCATGGTGGAGATCGTGTCTGCGATCAGACGGACGGAGGCGTAGACGGCAGAGAGGCGCAGCGCAGAGTCTTGCGTGACATGAACGCCGGTCGGGGACGGACGCTCAAAGAGGGCGCCTGCTGCGAACAGGTTCTGGAACGCTGTGCTGCGTGTTTCGATCAGGCGACCCAGCATTACTCAGACCTTTCCAGCGCAACGCCGACCAGCGTGAGGATAACGCCGGACATGATCGTTCCCGCTGCCGCAGAGTACATCCAAACACCTGCAACAAAGATCGTCAGACCTGCAAGTTGGACGATGGTCGCATAGCGGCTCATACGATTAGCACTCCTGCTTGGACTGGTCCGGTGTCGTTGGTGGCGTGCCAGAACGCTCTGTTGTAGGCGATCACCGACGCGATCGCTGCGTCTATCTTCATCGGGCTGTTTGGCGGTTTGGTGATGTAGGCGCCTTGTGCCGTTTCCTTCAAGGTTGCGGACTGAATGTGTCGTGTCAGGCCCGCGTCTCCGTCATGGGAGAGGTTACCGCTTGATGCTGCTTGGTAGAACGCGGACACGGCTGCGGCCATGCGCTTCCGCACGAATGTGTTGAACGCAAGCACGCGGTCCTCTCCGTACAGTTCGGCCCAGCGTGTGATCTGTTGTCCCCAATACGGCGGGTCTGCCGAGATCTCCGCAACATCGAACCTTTGGAACGCCGCATGCACGGTCGCTTCCACATCGTCATGGTCGACAACCCACTGCTGCCCCCCACCCGGATGCTCCCACAGACCAAGCACGAACAGATGCGGTGACGGTTCGACCGTTGCTGCGACAAGAGCGGTGCTGTCCCCCGAATACGATCCGTCGAACCCGAGAACGATCTGTGTGCCGTCCGGTACCTGCCGTTCCGCGTCGATCAGAGAGTCCCATAGTCCGGGCGGGAGCCACCGTTCCTCGTCCGGTTCGATCCACAGGTTCAGGTGGTAGCGACAGAACTCGTGAAGCGGCACCTCGCGGTAGCGGTGGATCAGCGTCTGCAAATCCTTCCACGGTTCGGGGTTCACTTCTGCGACGGTCGCTGCCAGCGTTTCGTCGTCCACCAGTTTGTCAACCGTTGTGGAAGGTTCGCGCCATGTGAACAGCAACGCCGGATCGTCGATCTCCCCTTCCTCTACACGACGCCCGTAACGGTAGGTCGTCAGCGCAACACTGTCGATCTTTGGGCTGCCTGCCGTGGTGATCTGGAGCGACCACGCGTCACGACGCTTTGCGAGACCGTTCTCCAGAACGAGGGCGACCCGCTGCTTGTTCCCCGTCCATTCGTGCGTTTCGTCCATGACAACGAATGTTGGGCGTAGACCGTCATTAGCTCCTGCTACGGCTGGGACGCGAACGAGAACGCCAGCCCCACCTTTGCGTTGGATCTCCTTCTCAAAGCAGTCAAAGAACTCTGACAGCGGACCTTCGGTGATCGCGGCACGCGCCGCAGCAAACAGCAGGTCTGCCTGTTCGTAGGTTGACGCGGCTGCGACCACATACGGATCGTGAACGGGACGCCCGCGAGCCTGCATCTTTCCGCTGCTGTCGTCCCAACGGTCGAACCTGCATGGTCCGGCAAGTTCCGCTAGTGCAACCCACGCGGCGAACTCGGTCTTGCGTGAACCTTTGGGTAGACCACGAACAGCGCGACGAATGATCCGGCGCCCCTTCTCGTCAACCTCGTACGCCCATGCGAGGAACCGCTTCTCGTCTGCCGTAAGACGAACCGGCTTCCCGAGGACATCGCCGGGTCCGTGCACGCACAGTTGTTCGATCCACTTTGCGACATCTGGGCCGAGTGAGAACTTGGGGCGCGGGCGTGTCAACCGTGCCGTCCTGCCTGCAGGTCACCGAATGTGCTGTCGCCCTGCGCCTTGCGGAAGTGTCTGATGTTGTTTGCTGGGATACCGACCTTGGGTGTCGCAAGCGTGATCGCGTAAAGGTCGGATGCGTCCTGCGACGCGTATCCGGCGTCGGTGATCGCCTGCTCGTTCGGGAACACTTCGGCGTGACGGTCGGTGTCGCGGTCGATCAGGTGATCCTCTTTCCCACCAAGGGAGAACAGCCACCGGAAGTTGGGTGGGGCTTCGCGTTCTGCGATCGCACGGAAGCGTCGAACCTCTTTCGTGTACGCATAGAACAGCACATCAGGGGTTTCGCGTGCCACCTGCAGCCAAGCACGCAGATACTCGTCGGAGAAGAAGTCGCCCGCATCGTGCACACGAACGGCACGCCCGCCGGTCGCATACCACTGTTCCATCCAGTCGTCCAGCGTCACCCCGTCCGGCTTGGTGAGTTCCCGTGGCGTGCCTGTAGGACGAAACTTGCGCTTCTGGAGCTCCTTGATCATGTCCCAACGCCAACCGTCCAAATCGTTGAGGACGGCTTCCAGATTACGAATGTGTGCGGCCCGCACCTGCGGGAACAGGTAGGTGCCGTTGCGTGCGTAACAGAGGCGTGCACACACCCCTGCAGACGGGCAGGCGTTGAACACGGTGCCGTCGCTCAGCGTGACCACCCATGCAGGGAGCGACCAGTTCCAAACGCCGATCTCCCGAAGTTCACTGTTCTGTGTCAGCATCGTCATCCCAAATGTTGTCGTAGTCGTCGTCCATCGTCATAACATGCTCTGTCAACTTCTCCAGAGAGTTGGTGGCGTCCGCGAAAGTGATACCAAGACGCAACCGTGCGGACGGGGTGAGACCCAGTTCGTTCTCCAAACGCAGGATCGCGGTCTCCATCTTTAGGAGCGCGTCCGCTGCAGGGTTCATACGCGGCTGTCCGGTCGATCCCGCAACAAGACGAGACTTGGCAAAGATCTCTGTCAGTTCGTCGTGCTGCTGGTAGTAGTTCCACAGACGACGCACCGCAGACAGATCGGTCTCCTGCACCAGCCCAGCCAACTGCGAGTTGAAGTAACGGTTCCAGTCGTCAACCCGCTGCGGCGACAAACCTTCCGGTGGGGCCGGAGGGGGCGGCTTCTCCGTCTCGTACTTGTCGATTAGACGCAGGTTCGAACGAGCACGCCTGTTCTGGCGCTTCCCCTCCTCCTTCGGTAGCGGGCCGCGACTACCCAAAGCGTTTCTTCCAGCCAGACTGATAGTGCGACTCTCGGAGCTCCATCTT